TTGCTAGTAAGGATAAGTTTATTATAAGTGATTTTAGTGCTATTGAAGCACGTGTAATTGCTTGGCTAGCTGGTGAAGAGTGGGTTAATGAAGTATTTGCAACTCACGGTAAAATCTACGAGGCAACAGCAAGTCAAATGTTTAATGTTCCGATTGATAAAATTTCAAAAGGTAATCCTGAGTATAGCTTAAGGCAACGTGGTAAAGTAGCAACATTAGCATTAGGATATCAAGGCGGAGAGTCAGCTTTAATAGCAATGGGGGCTGATAGAATGGGGCTTACTAGTGAAGAACTTACGGATATTAAGATTCGTTGGAGAGAAGCTAATAAGAACATTGTCCGCTTATGGTATGCAGTTGGAGATGCTGTAATTCAAGCTATGAATGGCAACGGAACTCAATATGTAAGAGGACTTGAGATTCAACGTGAATGGGATATGATGTACGGACTTGATTTTATATCAATTAAATTACCTAGTGGCCGTTCACTATACTATCCTAAGCCATTTTTAAAACTAAACCAATTTGAAAAAGATGCACTTCATTATTACGGAGTTAACCAAACTACTAAAAAATGGGAAGTTAACTCAACTTATGGAGGAAAGCTAGTCGAGAATATTGTACAAGCAATAGCTAGGGATTGCCTAGCGGAAACATTGTTAAGATTGTACGAAAAAAATTATGATGTTGTAATGCATATCCATGATGAAGTGGTGATAGATGCTTACAACGATGAAAAACTAGAAGATGTAAATAATATTTTGGCAGAGCCTATTCCTTGGGCTCCTGGATTAGTGCTAAAAGGTGCTGGATTTGAGACTAAATATTATATGAAAGATTAAGAAAGGAGGTTAAAAAGTGCAAGCAAATAGATTATTAGGAATTGCTAAAGCAAATCACAGAAAAGCAACTATTTGGCAAAATACAGATATTAGTTGGCTTGACTTTGTAGAAACTTTAAAATCTCCAGTTAGAACGCAAGAGAAATATGATGAATTTCTCAAGATGAAAAAATCCGATCAAGATAATCTAAAAGATGTTGGGGGCTTCACAGGTGCTAAGCTTTTAGATGGCCGAAGAAAAGCAACGAACATAATCAGTCGTGATGTTGTCTGTTTAGACTTAGATAACATACAACCAAATATGACGGATGATATTTTAAAAAGAGTAGGTTCGCTTGGGTGTACTTCTGTTGTTTATTCAACGAGAAAGCACAGCAATTATACACCTAGACTTAGGGTTCTTATTCCACTTGATGAAAGTTGTACTCCTGATGAATATGAACCAATTGCTAGAAAGTTAGGTAGTTTATTAGGGATTGAAAATTGTGATCCAACTACTTTTGAAGTTAACCGTTTTATGTATTATCCTTCATGTTCGGTTGATAGTGAGTACATATTCCAGTTTTATCCAGGACAATTTTGTAGCCGTGTTGGTGTGCTTAATATGTATGCTGACTGGACTGACATTTCAACGTGGCCACACGTTCCTGGTCAAGATACTAAACAAAAACAACTTTTGGCCCGACAACAAGATCCACTAACTAAAAATGGATTAGTTGGTTCGTTTTGTAAAGTTTATGATATCACAACGGCCATCCAAACTTTTATCCCTGCTTTGTATGAAGCAACGGCCACTCCTGATAGATATACTTTCACTGGTGGTAGTACTTCTGGAGGGGCTGTACTTTATGATAATAAATTCCTTTATTCACATCACGCAACTGATCCATGTTGTGGCCAACTTGTTAATGCTTTTGACTTAATAAGAATACACAAATTTAGCAACCTTGATGAGAACGTAAAAGACGGAACTCCTGTAAGCAAATATCCATCATACACGGCCATGAAAAAACTAGCTCTTGAAGATGCTAATGTAGCAGCTTTGATGAATAGTGAAATGGTGGCCAACGCTAAAGATATTTTTAATATCGTAGGTAGCGATGAAGAAAATACTCAAGCTGAAGATGAATTAAACTGGCTCTCTCAACTTGAAAGAAGTGAAGAAGGTAAAATTCAAAAAACTATTAATAATATAGTTTTAATACTGGAAAATGATCCCAACTTAAAAGATAAAATTGCGATTGATATTTTTAGTAATCGAGGATTAGTCTTTGGCCAACTTCCTTGGGATAAACATTATGATTCAAATAAAGACCATAGAGATTGGTCTGAAGTTGATGATGCTTCCTTTTCTAGATACTTAGAAACAGTTTATAAAATAACGGGCCAGGATAAGCAAGATAAAGCATTGTTAATAGTAAGTGATGGAAATAGGATAAATTATGTTGAAAGATATCTAACATCATTACAATGGGACGGGGTGCCTAGAATAGATAATCTACTTATTGATTATTTTGGTGCAGCTGATAATGTATTTTCTAGAGAAGCTATTCGAAAAAGTTTAGTAGCTGCAGTGGCCAGGGCCATAATAGGTGGAGTTAAATTTGATGTAATGACAATTTTAGCTGGGCCTCAAGGAGTTGGTAAAAGTACTTTCTTTTCTATATTAGGTAAAGAATGGTTTAACGATAGTTTGCAAACTTTTGAAGGTAAAGAGGCTTCTGAACTTATCCAGGGAAGCTGGATTGTAGAGGTAGGAGAACTTACTGCAATGAATAGGCATGATACGAATGCAATCAAGCAATTCTTGAGTAAAAGAGAAGATATATACAGAGAAGCTTATGGAAGACGAACAAGCAAATATCCCCGAAGATGTGTTTTCTACGGAACATCAAATGATGATGAATTTTTAAAAGATCCAACTGGAAATAGACGTTTTTGGCCTATTGATATTTGTGTAGGTGAAATTAAAAAAAGCGTTTGGGATGATTTACCAAAAGATGTTGACCAGGTGTGGGCCGAGGCTTACGCATTATTTCTAATGGGTGAAAGCTTGCAACTTAGTAAGGAGGCCGAAGAGTTGGCCAATGTGGCACGGGAACACCATAAAGAATCAAACGCAAAAGAAGGTTTAATTCGTGATTACCTTGATAAACCGATTACCGAAAATTGGTATTCTCTTGATAAAAGTTCAAGATTAAATATTTTATCTGGTGATTTTGATAAAGGAAATCAGATGGTATTTAGGCAAAAAGTGTGTGCTGTTGAAGTATATGAGGAATGCTTAAAAGGTGATTTACGATTTATGAAGAGAACTGATGCAAAAGAAATAAATCAAATAATTAGTAATATTGTTGGGTGGGTTAAGGATGAAAAAACAACACGTTTTGGAAATTACGGCCCTCAAAAAGGATTTAAAAGGGTGTAACTTTGAGTGTAACTTTGAGAAAAGAAAGTTACAAATCAAAAATCAAATTGTAACTTTGGTGTAACTTTGGAAAAAAGTAAAACCTTATTGTATCAATGGTTTAACCAACCTAGTGTAACTTTAAAAATAGAAAGTTACACCTAAAGTTACACCTTATAAACGTTGATATAATAACTCTAATAAGTATTTTATATATTAATTTGTAACTTTAAAACCTATATATATTATAAAAATAAAGGAATTATAGAAAATATAGGATTATATAAATCTATAATATCTATAATATCTATGTTTTATATACTATATAGGGAAAATAAAGTTACAAGTTACAAATTAAAAATTTTAAAATTGAGAGATGATTTTGACAAATGGAAATATCAGAAAAGCAAATTGAAAAATATTTAGTAAAAAAAATTAAAGATAAAAAGGGCCTGTGTTTAAAATTTGAGTCTCCTGGATATTCAGGTGTGCCAGATAGGATTATTATTTTAAAAAATAAACCAGTTGCTTTTGTAGAATTAAAAAGACCTGTTGGTGGCAGATATTCAGCAAGGCAAAAATTAGTAGAGAGAGATTTTAATAAATTAGGACAAAAAGTTTACAAGGTAAAAAATAAAGAAGAGGTAGATAAGTTAGTAGAGGAGTTGATATCGTGAGAGAGTTTATTCCACATAAATATCAATTAACAGCAATTAATCATGTTATCAATGTTCCCAAATGTGGACTATTTCTTGATATGGGATTAGGTAAAACAGTGTCAACATTAACAGCAATTAAGGAATTAAAATACAATAGATTTCAAGTTAACAAGGTGTTGATTATTGCACCGAAAAAAGTGGCCGAGGGAACATGGTCGAAAGAAAAAGATAAATGGAATCACACAAAAGATTTTAGAGTAAGTCTAGTGTTGGGAAGTCAGCAAAAGAGAATTAAAGCTTTAAGTGTAAATGCAGATTTGTATATTATCAACCGTGAAAATATTCCATGGTTAGTTGATTATCTGAGAAATGATTGGTATTTTGATACGGTTGTAATTGATGAAAGTAGTAGCTTTAAAAATAGTCAAAGTAAGAGATTTAAAGCTTTAAAAATGGTACTTCCTAAGATTAATAGGTTGATTGAGTTAACAGGAACTCCTAGCCCAAATGGTGTGGAGGACTTGTGGGCCCAAATATATTTATTAGATCAAGGTGAAAGATTAGAGAAATATATCACTCATTTTAGAAATAGATATATGGAGCCGAATAAGAGAAATAGAAGTCAAATTTTTGATTATAAAGTAAAAGAAGGAGTTTATGATCACATCATAAATAAAATATCTGATATTTGCATAAGTATGAAATCTGAGGACTATTTAGAACTTCCAGATTTATCTTACAATGAGATTCCAGTTGTGTTAAATGATAAAGCTAGAAAAGACTATGACAAAATGGAACGTGATTTTGTCCTGGAGCTAGAAGAAGCAGAAGAGGATATAACAGCGGTAAATGCAGCTGCATTATCAAATAAATTATTACAAATAAGTAATGGGGCTGTGTATGATAATTCAGGAATTTACACAGAAGTGCATAATGCGAAAATAGATTCATTTCTTGAGTTAGTAGAAAGTTTACAAGGGCGCAGTCTTTTAGTATTTTACAACTTTCAACATGATAAAGAACGAATTAAGAAAGCTTTAGAAAAAAGTAATTTAGTAGTTAGAGAATTAAAAACTATACAAGATGAAGATGATTGGAATGATAGAAAAATAGATATTCTATTGACACATCCAGCAAGTGCTGCTTATGGCCTTAATTTGCAAGAAGGTGGAAATCATGTGTGTTGGTTCGGATTGACTTGGAATTTAGAACATTATCAACAAGCTAATAAGCGACTACACAGACAAGGCCAAAAAGAAAAAGTAATAATTCATCATTTAGTAACACAAGATACGAGAGACGAGGATGTAATGAGGGCACTAGACAGTAAAGCGGATGTTCAAGAGGAAATATTACAAAGCTTGAAAGCTAGAATTAGAAAAGTTAAAGAAGGTAAGTAGAAATGATAGAAAAATATGAAAGATTAAAGACGATGGCAGCAACTTATGGATACGATCAAGTGATAGAAGAGACTGAGAAAAAATTAATAATAAGTAATGGATATTTTCATGAATTAAGAATACTGTGTGATGATGTTGAGCGCAAATTTGGTATGAGAATAGTGAA